TCCATGCCCTGCGCTGTTTCAATAATCTGGTCAAGGGCATCAGTAACGTCAACGCTGCCGTCTGCAATGCCTTGGAAGTCCACACCCAGTTCTTGAAACGCACGAAACGGGCCCGTGCCGTTGCGCATGGCTTCTTGGCTGGCGGTTTTTAGGCCCATAAGCGTATTGACAACAGAATCACCAGAGACGCCGGCCCGTTCCGCCGCATAACGCCACTTGCCCAAAGCTTGGGCGTTGGTGTCCATAACCTTGGCAGTGCTGTCAGCGTTGCGGGCTACAGCAGCTTGCGCAGTGGACATATGGAACAATGCGGCAGTAGCTGCCGCCGCTGCCGCGCTCAAGGCCATAAAAGCAGACGAAATCTGCTGCGTCTGCTTTTTAAAGCGCTCGCCCTCTTCACCCTCGAACTGAAACCCCAGCCCTACGATGAATTCCTCTACGAAATTGGAGTTAGAAGCCATTCGGGTTTGCCCCTTGTTGCGTTGCGCGGTCGTGGGCGTTCAGCGCTTCCTTAAGGTCCAGGAATTCGTGAAAGTCCAGCAAATCATCCAGGTTGTAGGTTCCGTCCTGCAACTCTTTTAGGCTACAGCACCCGGCGCTGATTGGCCGCCAGAGGAAGGGGTTGAGGCTTGGGGCTGCTGCTGCTGCGATGCCAATTCGCTTAGCATCACTCGGCGGAACTTGTCCAGCAGGCCGTCCAGTCCGCCAGCGCCGAAAAAACTGGAGAAGTTTACCCCCAGCACCCAGAAAAACACTTTGTAAATGTCGGCAAGGTACTCGCCCTGGAAGTGCTCATTGATGCTGATACGCTGGCCGTCAACCTTGGCGGTACACACCAGTTCGCGAATAAGGCCGAATACCTCTTCTTCGGTGGCGTTGGCGAACAGCGCAGAAACGGCGCCAGCCATGGCAGCGGTGCGGCCTGCACCATCCGGCGCGGCTTTGCTGTCGAGCGCAGGGGCCAGCGCGCCGATTGCGCCACCAAGGATTTTGGTCAGACGCAATTGCAGCAGCACCGCCTTTTCAGGGGGCAGTTGCACAACGTAGTAGTGGCGCCCGTTGATCGTTTTAGTCTCTTCTTGGCACGGCATATTTAGCTCCTAAATTCGGTAAAGCGGCTCAATCGCTTGAGCCGCCTGTTACTTACACTTCTTGGCCGCCGGCCAGTACGAAGTCCATACGTTCAACCACAATGCCCCAGGTTTGCGAGCCGGTGGCAGTGCCGCGCTGAATGTCCGCCGGTTTGCGCAGGTAGCCCCGGTTGCCGGTGATGATGTCGCCGCCCAGGTTGTCTTTGAACAACACCGGAATCGGGACGAACAGGCCGTTTTCGGCTGCCGCCATGGCCAAGCTCAGGCGCTGGTTGTCGGAACTGGTCTGCATCAGCTTGAAGACGATTTCGCCTGCCTTGCTGGCGCGTACCCATACGGCCATTTCGCCCTTGTTGCCGATTTGGTGGCCCATGCTGTCTTCCAGCCGGCGCATTACGATGGAGTCATCCGACTCATCGAAGCCGGTAATTTCCAACCCGGCAACCACCAGCGTGGTTTCTTTAAAACTGTAGAGGCGCATAGCCTACTCCTTAACGTTGAAAGGTGCCAACAATCGAAATGCCGTGAATCGCCCCGGCGCCGATGCAGTCGAACGTAATTGGTGGGGCAATCCGCGCTTCCTTGTCGGATTGGTTGTGGTCTTTCATAGGGATGGTCGTGGTGCGGTATCCCTTCTGCAAGTACGTACCGTCCGGCAGGTAGCCCGGCGCCAGCAGGCCGTTGTAAACGCCTTGGTCCAGGCCTTCTTCAACCTTGCCTTGCAAGGAGGCCACACCGCTGTCGGTCATGGCGGTTTTGGTGATGTCGGTGTAAAGCTTGCCGAAGACGTTGGTTTCAATGGCGTTTTGCAGCCAAAAAATGCCGTGGACTTCGTCGAAGAAACGCCCGCCGAACACGTAGCCTTCGCCAAACATTGGGTTGCCGCCGACGTTGTAGTAGGCGTTCATGTGGATGGCGTCCAGCGCCGCCTTTTCACTGGCCTTCAACTCGGTTTCTGGCAGGATGCCCGGCATTTGCTTGAACTTCAGTGTAATGGTGGAATCTGCGGTGTTGAAGTTGACGATGAACGCCCGCGCCATTGCCGAAACGGCCGCGTAGCCACCCGGTGTGTGGTTGAACACGCCCATGGTGTGGTCGTAGGCCGCTTGATCCATCTGGTAACCCAGACTGGAATCGTTCAGCGAGTCCAGGTTGGTGCGGTCGTCGGAATCGTAAGCGAACATCTTCACGCGGGCCTGAGCCCAGGCAGCGGCGTCGAGGTTCTGCGGATCGTCGCGCACTTCTTTGGTGAACGCAAAGCCGAACCAATCCTGATTAGCGTCCTGCGCAGCCGACAGCGCTTGCACCAGCGTTTCGGTATCGGAGCCATCAGACAAACGGGCGCCGGTCGCGGCCGTCCAGTTGAGCATTGCGCTGATATCAACGCCGCTCACCGCTGGGGCCGCGTAGCCGATTTCGGCCGACGCCCCGGTGACGCCGCCAGTGAGATAAAAGCGGCTGTCTTTGTACTGGACGGTGGCTTGTGCAAAGCCGGCGCTCACGTCAGCAGCCCGCACAGCGGTTTGCAGAATGGCGGCAACGCCCGGCAGGCTGTTGGCGGCTGCGAAGTTGATAGCCAGTACGTCTTTGGTGACTTCACCGATGGTCAGCTTTACGGAGCCGGTCGTAACGGCCTTCCAGGCTGCTACGCTCTTTTCAGCGTTCGAGCCGCCGCGCAGCTGCGCCCCGATTGGAGCCGCCACCCGCCGGGAAATGACGATTTGGCGCGGGCGTGGGTTCTGGCTGTAGTAGACTTGGGCCGCTTTGAACTCTTCGGTATCAGTGGCAAAGTCGGCGCCCACCCCGATAATGCTGTTGTACAGGCGGCTGCGCTCCAGCGTACCGATAACGCTGGAAGGGCCAATGATGTTGATAGTCCCGAAACCCTGGCGGGTTGGGAACGTTGGGGCGGTGCCAATGGTGACATTGACCACGCTGGATACAGGGATATCGCCCATTACGGTTTCCTCACTTCGATTACTGAATCAGCTGGGGTGAATTGACCACGGTAATGGCCGTAAATGTCGATGCTTTCGATAGAGAGCACCACTTCTTCGATGGTCTGCACCGTGTTGTAAAACACGTCGAAACCGAAGCGGGGTTCAGAACCGGCGTCAACCCCCGGCGCTGTAAGGTCGCGCACTTCGCTGACCGAAGTGAGCGCCAGCCCATAGCTCAACAGTTGCTGCCGGGCAGCGGAGCTATGCACCTTAATTCGTAGTTCTTCAGCCCGGTCAGACGCTGTTTGCAAACCGTCGCGCATGGCGTCAACCGTAAACATGACCTGCCGCATGGTGCGCAGTTGTTCAATCACGTCCTGCCCGTTGGGTTCGTTTCTGTAACGAATTTCCAACTGGCCAATTGGGCTGTTGCGCGGCACCTGGACAACGACGAACTGCCCCTGCATCTTGGGGCCATCCTGGAACGACAACACAGCGTCCTCCCCAATGTAACGGGCGAGCGCTTTGGCTAGTATCTTGGCCGGTGTCATGGGGTTGCCTTCCTGATCTTCTGAATTTGGTAACTGTTGTGCCGGGTTCCGTCACCCCACTTGAGTTCCTGGATAACCCGCCAGTCAAAGCCCAAGTGGCCGACAATAATATCGCCGATAATGCCCAGCTTGTCGTCAGTGGCAAACAGTACGTCGTCACAATTTATCATGCGGTAATCGTCGCGGCGCTCCCCTTCTTTCAGGAACTCCGTTTCCTTTTTGCTCAGGGGCCGGCTGCTAGCGAAAATAGGCCGGGCGGGCAGCGGCGTGTTCACCCATTCATGGTCAACGAGGGCAGACGTAAAGCTCTGCGCTTGCAGCCGAGATTTCTTGTTGCGCAGTAGTCGGCCTGAGCGGATCATTGCTTGGTTTCCCCATAAATGATGTAGCGGACAGACGCACGCATATGGCCAGTGACCATCAGTGGTTTGGTGTAGCCTTTAGACAGCTTCCACGCCGCATACGCGCCTTGGTTCGGTTCCCATTCCCCGGCTGCAATGCTGTTCTTGATGTCGGCCTCCATCTGCAGGCCGAGTAACGCAAAATGGTTCAATGGGTTTTGCCCGGTCTGCAGGCACTTCTTCACAATGCGACGCGCCATGGCTATCCACTTGTCGCGATTGTCATTTGCCCCGGTACGCAGCCAAGGCCGCGAAGGTACAACCCCGTCTTGGGTGCCAAATTCGTTCCAGAACCCAACCATGATTACGCTTGTGCCATCAGGGTAGGGGGTGGAGTTTTTGGGCAGCCCCACTGCAATTGTGGGCATCTTGTCGAAGACTTTAGTTTTCATGTCATCAACTTTCTGCTTAATTGCGGCAAAGTCCGGGTTGCCTTTTTTGACTTTCAAGACGGGTTTGAGCATATCAGCGCACCCAGCCGAAAGGGCCTTGGCGGCGCCCACGTGGGTTTGGCAGCTGAATTGCCCCGGTGCTAGTGACGCCTGGAACAACAAAGGCGCGCATGGCAAGGTATTGCTGCCCGTAGCTGGTGAGCGCCAACCAGCCGTCCAAACCCCCTGCTGTAACAGCGTCGGTCGTGACATACGACTGGCTGCTATCACCCTCAGATTCGCTTGCCAACAAGCGAATGGCTTCACCCGCGCCCGGTACAGGCGTGCCGCCATCTGCGTAGCCTTCTTCAAACGGGCGTCCCATCCAAAGGTAATGCGCCGTCAACAACGCTTGGGCTTTCGGGCCTCGTGCGTCGAACAGGTCAAAATTAACCTCGTTTGCCGTATCGAGAATGTACATCTCAATTGTAGAATCGGGATACGCAGTGGTATCCCGAAACTCGGCAAAACGGGCGCGGAATTGCGCAACCGTTATGTTGTCCATGGATTACAGGTCCAGTTGGTTGTCTTTGGCGGCTTCGTCGCGGGCTTTCTTTTCCTTGGCAGTCCACGCCTTGCCGGTCGCCGGGTTGATGTTCGGGTCTTTGGTTTCGGTTTCGGTCTGGACCGCGCCAGCGGCGCCGGCAGGGGTTTTCAGTTGGTGGGCCTTGGCTTCGTTGGCGGCGGCTTCCTGCTCGGCCTCAACGTCTTCCTTGCGTTTCTTGCCCACGACGATAGCCTCTTCGTCCACCAGTACCTGGTTGTGTTTGTTGGTCAACAGCACCTTCCAGGTTTCGTCGTCAACGATGTTGAAACCGGGGTTCAGCACAACGTGAACCGGTTGGCCATTGTCCAGGGCGCGCATATCCAGTTGGCGGGCAAGTTTGTTGATAACACCAGTCATTTTGAAATCCTCTTGCGAAATGGAATGAAGGTAAACCCGCCTTTCGACGGGTTTCGCGCCGGGCTTAGATGCCGTAGGCGAAGCGGATGGAAAGCGGCTTGTAAACGATTACGCCGCCAGTTTTGGCCCAGGCTGGAACCTCGAACGTGAGGCCGATTTCTTGCGCCGGCAGGAATTGCAGTTCCATGGGGATTTCCATGGTCAGCTTGTCCGGGTCAGCGGTGTAAATCGCCATCATGTCAGCACCGCCAGTACCGGCACCGTCCATTTCAGGGACCGCCATGATGTCGTCCAGCGACGTCAGGAACGGGCTGTTGGCAACGAGGTATTGCGCGATGGTGGTGTCCGAGTTGTCCGAACGTGGGGTGGACATGATGTAGTTCCACTGCAGAATCGGCAACAGCAGGCGGTCGGCGCGTTCTTTCTTGCGGGTGACTTCGTACATGGTGCCGAAGAGGTTGTTCACGTCGAACAGGATCTCTTTCGGGGTTTTGCTGGCCCAGGTCGTGCCACCACCCGCACCCGGCGTAACAGCGCCGGTCGGGATGTTGGAGTTGGTCAGAAAGCCCGGCAGGCCGGTAGCCGCGTCACCGTACCACGCGATGTTGTCAATGGTTTCTTCGCTGCCGCGCTGAACGGCGTTGACGCGGCGCTGCTCCAGGTTTTTGCCGACCGCTTCCGCCGTGATGACTTCATCAACGGTGTAGGCAAAGCTCAGGCCGATGGCGCGCACCGGGCTGGAGATTTGGTCGCCGGTGATGTCGGCGCGTGGCAGGTCTTTGGCGTAGCTGCTGATAATCTGCGCCATGCCGACGCGGTCATACTGCGTCCAGGTAATGATTTGGGCGAAAGCGCCCGCTTCGCTGGATACCGGGAACAACTGGCGCGCCATCAGGTCTTGGTATTCGACGTCGTAGGACTTGGCCTTGACGAATTCCAGTTCCCGGCGGAAGAAAATGGACGAAGAGGCGTCCAGGTTTTTGAACTGTTCCATATTTTGCTACTCGCTCTGTGAGTGTTGGGTTGCAGCGGGGCCGTTAGGCGCCTGCCGGGATGGCGGTTTGGATGCGCAGCAGGCACATGGCACCAACTGCGCCGCCAATCTCGACACGGCAGCCTGGAACCGCAACAGCGCCGGACGCTGCAGAGTTAACCAGCTGGCCGGTGGCGTTGGCGTAAACCACACCGCCATCAGGGATGGCCGCGCCGCCTGCGTTTGGCGACCAGACGTAACCTTCACGCATGATCGGAGCCATTTCGGTAGGGCCATGGGCGTCCACCGCGTTGTTGATGGCGTAAACGCTCAACAGCGAGCGAGTAGCAACGCCGATAACGTTGGTGTTGCCGGGAACAGCGGTACGCGCTTTGGAGCCCTGCACGGCGAAGTTGCCGAAGGGCAGGGCGGTTTCAACCAGGACGCTGGTCAAGTCGGCGGTGCCGAAATCCCAGCCAATGAGGCCAGCAACCGCTGGTTTCATCCGTTTGGTGTAGCTCGTTTGTACTGGCATGAT